AGCGGGAACTCTCAAAGCCCAATCCGCTAGACCACCTTCCCCCTGAGCATCGCGCGGCAGTTATGAAGCGCATGGCGTGGCTCGCCGTCGCGGGTAATCACCAGATTGAACCGAGTGGCGATTGGTGGAGCATATGGCTTCTGCTCGCTGGACGGGGTGCAGGTAAAACCCGTACCGCAGCTGAGGAGTGCTGGTGGACAGCATGGGATCAGCCGAACATTCGTTACCTCGTCTCCGCGCCCACGTCTGCGGACGTTAGGGACACATGCTTTGAGGGTGAGTCGGGAATCTTGAATGTGATACCGCATGAGATCATCGCGCCCAACGGATACAAGTCATCGCTCAACGAATTGACCCTGATTAACGGCTCGCTCATCAAAGGTATTCCCGCTAGTGAGCCTGGACGCTTTCGTGGTCCACAGTTTCATCACGGATGGCTGGACGAGTTAGCAGCATGGGACTACCTTGATGAGTCGTGGGACATGATTCAGTTCGGCATGCGCCTCGGTAAGCATCCTAAGTTGATTTGCACGACTACACCGAAGCCTAAGCCGCTCATTGTTGACCTTGTGGCTCGTGACGGTGATGACGTCGCTTACGTCTCAGCCTCAACGTATGACAACATCGATAACCTCGCACCGACGTTCAAGAAGCAGATCCTCCAATACGAAGGCACAACATTAGGTCGTCAAGAGCTATACGCTGAGTTGATTGACCCAGAGGAGTCGGGCATCATCAAACGTCCATGGTTCAAACTCTGGCCAGCTGGGAGACCGCTCCCGCAGTTTCAGTATGTGGTGCAGAGTTACGACTGCGCTACGAGCGACAAGACCATCAACGACCCGACTGCCTGCGTTGTGCTCGGCATCTTCAAACCCAGCCCAGACAAGCCGATGTCCGCCATGGTCATTGACTGCTGGACCGAGCACCTACAGTATCCCGACTTGAGACCGAGAGTTGTTGAGGAGTATGGCTCAATCTACGGTGATGAGGATGAATGGGGCAACGGAAAGAAAGTGGACCTCGTTCTGATTGAGGACAAGTCCGCGGGCATCGCCCTCATTCAAGACTTACAGAGGGCTGGGCTGCCAGTGCGTGCTTACAATCCTGGACATGCTGACAAAACTCAGCGACTCAACATCGTCTCACCAATCATCGCTCGCGGGTTGGTCTACCTGCCCGAAAGTGAGAGTAAGCCGAAGGTGCATAGGACTTGGTGTGATCCCCTCGTCAATCAACTCTGCGCATTCCCTGAGGTAAGGCATGATGACCTCGTTGACGCAACGTCACAGGCTCTGCGTTACTTACGGGATGCGGGCTTCCTCACTACTGACTACGTACCTGACAACTCAGATATGTACGTTGATGAGACTCAACCGCGCAGAATCAACCCGTATGCCGTTTGATGAGCTATAATTTGCAGAAATCCCTTTAGGTCAATCGCATGGCTAATGATCCATTCTCATCAGTAAACGTCACAGGCATAACTGAAGCCCAGCTCGAAGCAATGCAGCAGGCTGGCTTGCTAGGTGGTCAAAGCGGATTGGGCGTTCAATCCCCTTCAGTTGATGAGATGCAGTATGCCACTCAAGTAGCTTCTCCTCAGTATCAAACCAATTATCCTGCCCCCGCGCCCAGCCCTTCGGTTTTGGATTCATTACCTACTCTTGATGAGGCTGCTAATTACCTCGCTAACCTTCCCGCTCAAGCGCAACGCCTGTTGACCAATCCCGCTGCATTTACTGAGATGCTAACGGGTAAGAACCCATTACCAGAGCAAACAGGCTTTGCCGCTTCTGCCACTGGCTTACCGCCTCAGAACCCGAACTCCTTATTCACTCCTGCGGGCATGGCGTACAATACAGGTTACGAATCTGGCGAGCCTGTTTCAATCGCGGCGATGGGCGTGCCTGCCCTCGCGCCCGCTGGTCGCTTCCTCGGCTCAGCCGCTGGGGAGCGTATTATGGCGGGTCAAAGTTTGATACCAGGAGTTCCCGCTGACCTCGTAAATCCACAGATCCTTTCCGCTGTCAAAGAGAAAGGTGGAAACTGGGCGCAGAATTCAGTCAATCGTCTTGATGCCCTCAAGTATCCTATTCAAAACGTCGGTAACGGCACATTTGACTTTGTACGCGACAACGCAAACCCAGCGAAGGTCGCCGAGCATCTTGAGCAGTTAAAGCAGGTTGGCTACAGTCCTGAGCAGATTAAAGACGTTGAGAATGAAATCGCACTCAACAAGTGGGTAGACACAAAGATCAAACCTTACGTACGCAACGAACTTGCCACTCCGAATGATCCCGTGTTGGCGTTGCATGAACAAGGTATCAGCCATATACCTGACATTGGCACTCAAGATTTTGAACCGATCTTCTGGCTCAAGGAGCAAAGACAAAAGGCGGGTATGCCTACTTCTGGCTTTGCAAAAACCCCAGCAGGTAAAGATTGGGAGAACCGAGCCGATCAAGCAATCAACAATACTCCCGCGCAATTCATAACTCCTGGTAAAAATAATTACAGCAGTGACCTCGGAGAGCTAGCCGCTCGTAATCCAAATGCAACTGTACATGAATTAAGCTCTAATGCTCGCCGCCTTGGGTTTGAGCATCTGACCGATGAACTCAAGAATTCAATTAGTCACAACTCTGACTTGCCTCATCATTTACGCTTGAAGCCCGAAGCACTAGACAAGATGACCGTGCCGCATGCCGTCAAGCATGTAGCAAAGATCAATAAGTATCGCGCTGAGCAGATGGAGAAAGCTGCAAAAGAGGGTCTCAAAGACTTTCCTGTAGTGCATGAGGGTGACAAAGGATTCAAGATTCATGAATTGAAGATGCCTAATGCTTCTCTTGAATTACCAGAAGGTTATAAAGTAATAGATACAGGTGACGGCATATACGGTATTGGAGATTCAAGCGGAAAAGAGATTGAACATTCTCCTTACGCTAAGTCTCCTGAAGGTGTTATTTACAAATACAACACCAGTTTAGACCGCGCTAAGTTAGACCGCGCCCTCAAGAATGAGGGTGAGCAGATGGGTCATTGCGTAGGTGGTTATACTGACTCGGTAGCTGATGGTAAGTCTCGCATATTCTCATTACGTGATGAGAAAGGCGGGGCACATGCCACTGTTGAAGCGAAACCTGCTTATCATAATAAACAAAGTTTTTTAAATCTTTCTGAGCCTGCTCAAGATGCAGCTCTACAAGATGCATTTGGTGCACCAATTTCAAATAAAAAACAACTTATTGAAAATGCAGGCGCGGGGACTTGGCAGACTATTTTAGATCATGCAGATAGGCTTTATCCTAGATCTGAAATTCAAGTTGCTCAAATCAAAGGTAAAGGTAACGGAGCGGTAAGCGATAAGTATCAAGGTTACATCAAAGACTGGCTCAATAAAGAAGCAGACAAAATTGTTCATATTGAACCTGATGAACTTCATAATGCAGGTTTAATAGACTTGAAGAACGGGGTAGTGAAGCAAGTTAATTTGCACCCAACGCTGCGTGAGAAATTTGCCAATGGTGAAATCCCACGCTTCCTTTCTGATGAAGATGTTAAGAAGGCATTGGCAACCCCGCCGAAACCTCAAGTCCCCGAGCACAAAATGCTCCAGGGATTCTACCGTGGTTACGCAGGTGAGCCGACTTCTGAGGGCACAACCTTTGTATCCCCGCAAAAAGCAGTAGCCGATTACTACGCTCAAAAACGAGCAGGGCAAACAGGTTTGACTCCGCATGCTGAAATGGTATTGGCGGATCCGTTCGCTGGTGTCAAGTATGGACACGCAACGGCGGGTACGGGCGCGCAACCGAACATCATCACTCAAGCTCGTAAGTTGGCTCCTGAGCAGATTGTAAACCGTACGCAGCTTTATGCCGAAGGTGGCAAGGTAGAAGCCGAGAAGCTAACCCCCGCTCAAATGCGTGATGAGTTGTTTGCAAAGAGCCGAGAGTATCAAACCCAAGTCAAAGCTGGCGAACCACGCACGTTACAACAACGAATGATTGACCAAGGATTACTCAAACCCACGGGCGGAGTGTCTGGTGGGGCAGGTTTTACTCCTGGCACAATGAACCCATTCAACCCTGACAGTCCCCTGAATCGCAAGAATGGCGGTAAAATTCCGTCAATAGATGAAATGCGCCTCACTTTAATTAGGAACAAATAATGCCTGAAATGCCAATTCCGCAGGATTACGATCGTCATATCCCACCTTTAAGCGGAGAAGAATTTACTCCTGAGGAAGCTACTGATTCCATATTTGACATTCCAGATGAAGAAGAACCAGAAGTAGAAGAGCTAGAAGACGGCAGTGCGATTGTACGCATGCCTACAAAAGGACCAGATGAGTCCCCAGACTTTTATGAGAACCTAGCTGACACACTTGACAGCTGGAAGATGAGCAGCCTCGCCCTCAAGTATCTTGACTTGATTGAGAAGGATAAAGAAGCACGGGAAGATCGAGACAAGCAGTATGAGGAAGGATTACGCCGCACTGGCTTAGGACATGATGCTCCTGGTGGTGCAGAATTCCAAGGTGCAAGTAAGGTCGTCCATCCAGTCATGGCGGAGTCATGTGTTGACTTCTCGGCTCGGGCAATCAAAGAATTGTTCCCACCTGACGGACCAGTACGCACAAAGATTATTGGTGAGGCAAACGAGAAGAAGTTAAACCGCGCCGAGCGTAAGCGCGATTATATGAACTGGCAGCTCACGGAGCAGATTCCTGAGTTCCGAGATGAAGAAGAGCAATTAACCTCTCAACTTCCACTCGGTGGTAGCCAGTACCTCAAGATGTGGCATGATGCTCAGCAAAAACGTCCACGCGCTGAGTTCGTCCCGATTGATAATATCTACCTTCCGTTCGCTGCTGGTAACTTTTATACCGCTAGCCGCGTAACCGAAGTACAAGACATTACTCAAGAGGAATACGAGTTACGTATCTCTTCTGGTCTTTACATTGACACCGAGATCTTTAGAGCATCTGAAGAACCCGAAGAGTCAAAAGCAGAAAAAGCAAACAATAAGATTGAAGGTCGTAAGTCTCAAGCTGACAACATTGACGGCATCCGCCGCGTGTTTCACATTAGTACATGGTTAGAACTCGAAGACGATTCATTTAGTAAAGGTGAACGCGCCCCGTACATCATGATGATTGATGAGAATGAGCGCACCGTAGTTGGACTCTACCGTAACTGGGAGGATGGTGATGATACCCTCACTAAGCTGGACTGGATTGTTGAGTTTAAATTCATACCTTGGCGTGGTGCTTATGCTATTGGCTTGCCTCATCTTATTGGTGGGCTTTCTGCTGCTCTTACTGGTGCATTACGCGCTCTGCTCGACTCAGCACATATTAACACCGCCCCCACAATGCTCAAACTTAAAGGAGCGAAGATCTCGGGTCAATCTCAAGTCATCGAACCTACGCAAGTATCTGAAATCGAAGGAGCACCAGGAGTAGACGATATACGTAAGATTGCTATGCCTGTGCCGTTCAATCAACCTAGCCCTGTGTTGTTCCAGCTGCTCGGTTGGTTAGACTCCGCGGCGAAAGGCGTCGTAAGTACCAGTGAAGAAAAGATTGCCGACGCAAGTAACAATATGCCAGTCGGAACTGCTCAAGCGTTGATTGAGCAAGGTGCAGTCGTATTCAGCTCGGTACATGCTCGCCTGCACGAGTCACAGAAGAAAGTGTTAATGATCCTAGCGCGTTTGAACCGCTGGTACATGGACGAGTATTCTAAGAATGACATGGCTCAAGAGCTGGGAGTCACTAAAGAAGATTTTGAGCGTAATACCGACGTCATTCCTGTTTCTGACCCACACATCTTTGCTGAGTCACAACGGTACGCTCAAATTCAAACGCTCGCGGCTCGCGCTGCAGCTAATCCTGATTTGTATAACCGCTTAGAAGTTGAGAAGCGCATCCTCAAACAAATCAAGATTCCTGACGTGAACGGCGTATTGCCTGACCCACATGAAGTAGAAGACATGAACCCAGCGTTAGAGAATGTATCCATGACGCTCGGTAAACCAGTCGGGGCATTCCCCGCGCAGGATCACCTCGCGCACTTCCTCGCTCACTTGAATTATGCGCAGGATCCTATCTTCGGGGCGAACCCGATTGTAGCTCCTACGTTTATTCCTGCATGTCTTGAACATTTGAAGCAGCATTTAACTCTCTGGTACCTCAAACAATGTGACGGATACACCAGTGCCGCCCTCGGTAAACATTTTGACGTACTCAAAGTTCAACCGATCCTCGCTGAGGCACAAAAGCTACTCGCCGCTTCTACCGCGCACGTGCATCAAGACTCTAAGCAGAACCTCGCTGAAGTTGGCGCGGGTATGTCACGCATGCTACAAATGCTCAAAGGACTGCAGCAACAACCTCAAATGCCTACCGACCCGAACGTCATGGCGCAAGTTAAGGTTATGGGCGACGCGGCAATGGCAGAAACCAAACGCAAAGCCGCTTATGATCAAGCTGACCTACAACTCAAAGCGCAAAAACAGAATCAAGACGCTCAAGAAAAGGAATCAACACTCGTAAGCCAGCAGCAGATTGAGACAGCAAAGTTGACTCATGACGCTAATACCATGACGATTGAAAAACAATTCGAAGCTAAACAGGCAGAAGCCGAACGCGCTCATCAAGCCCAATTAGCGAATCAAGAATACCTGCAACAGATGCAGCAGGCGGAGCAACAAGCTCAACAAGCAGCAATCCAACAGCAAGCAGTAACTCAACAACCTCAAGGAGAAATATAATGTCTGAAGCAATCAACGCCCATAAAAAGATGGCAATGGGTATTACCGAAGGTAACGTCATGAAAAAGGGCGGTAAGGTAAAGAAGTATGCTAACGGTGGCGCAGTTTCTGAGTCCCGAGTAGCAAATCTACCCGCTAAAGGTGCTCCACTCAAACCTAATCTGTTAGCTGGTAAGGCTCGCATCGCTACAATGAAAAAAGGCGGCGCAGCACGTGGGCGTTAATATCGGCGACCTAATCGGCTTGATAAAGAATAAGCGACTTGAAATCGCTCTTTCCCTAGCTGACGGTGGAGCAATAAACATAGAAAGCTATCATAGGCTAGTTGGTCATCATATGGGACTTGGAGAAGTCTTGACTATGATCGATCAACTATCCGAAGAATCAGAAAAAGATTTGTAGTACAACCCGCGCCGTAGGGCGCTTTTAATAGGAGAGTCGCATGACTTTTGATGTAGAGCAAACGCTGGAAGAAGCATTTCCAAAAGTGGATCCCATGATCCAACCTCTCGGAGCACGTGTATTGGTTCAATTACGCGCTGTAAAAGAGAAAATCTCAAGTGCTGGTATAGTCCTGCCAGAAGAAACCAAAGAAACAGAGAAGTGGAATACCCAAGTCGGCAAGGTTCTAGCCGTGGGTCCAATCGCCTTTAAGAAGCGCGACACAAACGAAGACTGGCCAGAAGGTGCATGGTGCAAAGTCGGAGATTATGTACGTGTGATTAAGTGGGGTGGCGACCGTTGGGAAGTAGACTTCACTGATGAAAACGGTCTCAAAGGTAAAGCACTGTTTACGTTCTTTAATGATCATGAATTAATCGGCAAGATAACGGGAGATCCCCGCGCTATCAAAGCCTTTATCTGAGTTTTGAAAGGAAACTGGTATGAATCCCACTGATAAAATGGAAGCACAACTAGCGGTAGAGGAATTACAAGACGGTGGCGCGGCAGTAATGTTACCTGAAGGGGAAGAAAACCCACAAATTGAAGAGCCAAAAGGTCAAGATGACAATGACGGCGGCAATAATGACGTTGATGCAGCTGCTGACGCGGCTGAACGGGAAAAGATTCGTGAGGCAAGACGGGAAGAACGCCGCCTCAAGAAGCAACTTCACCGCGAAAAAGCAAAAGAGTCTAGCTCGCTGATTAACGCCCTCAAAAAACAGAACGAAGCATTGGCTAATCGCCTCGCTGCTGTTGAAAAGAAAACCTCAGGAGCCGAATTAGCCCGTGTTGACAAAGCAATCGAAGACGCAGGCGTTCAAGTCGAGTACGCAAAAATGAAATTAACCGAGGCAGTCGCCGCAAGTGACGGTCAAGGTGTTGCACGTGCTCAAGAATTGTGGTATGAAGCCAAGCGTAAACTAGAATCCCTAGAGAACGTAAAGGCAAATGCTACTCGTCAGATGACTCAAGCCCCTCAGCAGAACATTCAAGTGCCTGACCCTATGGTACAAAAGATGGCAGCTGATTGGATGGAAGATAATCCATGGTACGACCCACATGGCGGGAACGAAGAATCTCAAATCGCTCAAATTATTGACAAAAAATTGACCGATGAAGGATTCGACCCATCAAGTGAAGACTACTGGGATGAATTGAGTGACCGCATGTCTCGTTATTTACCTAAGCAGGGTCAAGCCGCAGCACCAAAAGCTCGTCCACGCTCAGTAATGACCAGTTCAGGCAGGGAATCTACCGCAACTACAAAGGCTAATGAGTTCCGTATTAGTCCTGAGCGCGTTGCAGCAATGAAAGAGGCAGGCGCATGGGATAATCCTGAGGCTCGCCAAAAAATGATCAAGCGTTTTGCTGATTATGACCGTCAACAAAAGAATAGAGGCTAAAAATGGATAACAGATTAAAGAAAAACACCACCGCAGGACGTGAAAGCCGTGGTCAAGATGAAGTTCGCTCTAATCCAGCGGATTCAATGGTGTCATCTGATGAGCGTCGCCGCATGTTTCGCTCTGAGTGGTTTCAAGAAGCATTGCCAACTTTGCCTGAGATCCCTGGATTTCATACATGCTGGCTTTCAACCACTAATCAGTATGACCCAATTCATAAGCGTTTGAGAATGGGCTATACTCCAGTGACTAAAGAGGATCTGCCTGACGGATATGACCACTTGAGAGTCAAATCGGGTGAGCATGAAGGATTTATTTCAGTGAATGAGATGATTGCGTACAAGATTCCGTTAGACATCTATCAAGACATCATGCGTGAAATGCACCATGACGCCCCAATGGATGAACAAACAAAGATCAAAGTACAACAGGAACAACTCCTCAACGCTAAAGACTCCAACGGCAAACGCCTAGGACAAATCGAAGGCGATGGTATGGATTTTGACCTGAGTCGTCAAGCTCCAATCTTTGAATAAATCGTAAAAATTGGGGTAGTTAAAAATAAAATTTTAACTATCCCAAATTTGAGCTATAATTTCCTCAAATTCAAGTTGCTTCACGCAGCTTAGTCTAAATTAGAAGTAGATGTACCTTAAAATCGCGATCAATGTGATTTTGCCAAGTCGGCTTTGAATAAAGCTAAAAACCAAAATCCTATTAACCGTTTTAAGGAGCAAACTATGTCAGCTATTTCCGCTCCATTTGGCTTGCGCCCTGCATTCTTTCCAACAGGCTTGGAACGTGCACAGGCATTAGCAAATGGTATCCCATCGGGCTACGCTTCAAACATTTTGAAGGGTCAACCCGTCGAGTATTACGCAAACAATGGTGTTATTCAGCCTGTAACTTCTACCGAAGCATTCTCTGGTTCATTCCAAGGTGTTGAGTGGACAGATACAACTGGTCGCCGTCGTGTTTCCAACTATTGGCCAGCAAGCACTACCGCTATTGCAGGTAGCATCATCGCTTACTTCTACAACGACCAACAAATCGTTTATGAAATTCAAGCTGATGGCTCTATGGCTCAAACCTCAGTCGGTAATGAGTATAACTTTACCAACCTCACCGCTGGATCTACCACCACTGGTTTGTCTCAATGTACTCTTGGCTCTGCTACTGCAGTAGGCTCAGGTAACAATGGTCAAATGCGTGTTGTTGATTTGGCTCCCTATGTTGATAATGCTTGGGGTGATGCGTATACAATCGTTCGTGTACAAATCTCTAAACCTCAGTTTATCGCTATTTCTAACGCTATCTAAGGAGGACTGAACTATGGCAGCCCCGATGCGCAGTACGGACTTCCGTTCAATAGTTGAGCCAATCCTCAACGAAGCATTTGACGGAGTTTATGATCAACGTGCCGATGAATGGTCCACAGTTTTCCGTGAACAAGCAGGCAT